TGCTAAGTATCGTGAAGCACCACCGCCCGCTCGAGTTCGCTCGAAGCAGGCACTGGGACTCGGTTGGCGGAGTTGAAGATCAGCGGCCGTAAACCGCCACTTCGACATGATCAATTCAAATCGTCGTTCAAACTCAAGCACAAAGTCATCCGAATTGGTTTTGACTGAGCGCAAGAGCGATCGAGGATTATTGATCGAACCGCCATTGGTGGAATGAAAGTGACCCTTGTCCATCGATCCCGGTGGCCTCAACATCGCGTGCCGATGCTTTCGGAGCGCTTTGAGGACAAAGGAATCGTCAACAGGCAGCAGACATCGCTTGAGCTGCTGCAAGGACGCAAAAAGGTGGAAATTTTCACGTCGGATCTTACCGCTTCGGCACGACCGTTCTTGGTGCATTCGCATCAAGAGGGCGCGCTTAAGCCTCCCGTTAGGCAGGGGCAGTAAGGGTCTGGGGTCAGCTTCACTTTCATTCTTCAAGAATTTTGCGAGCAAAGTTGTGGTCCACCACTTTGCGTATGAGATATTCTTACTGTGATCCTCCAGCAAATGCTGTGACAGGAAGTGCAGGAAGTCTCGCACGGAAAAAGAATCGTGCTCCTGAGACAAACCGGCATCGCAAAGGATCTCGCAAAATCCGCGCCAAAGCCGAATGGCGCTCTCCATGAATCCGCTAAGGACCAGCGACGGATTCAGCTCGCGAAAGAGATGCGCGAGCACGCGTGCAGAACTCGGAGTCAAGGTGCGCTCCAAACACGCGATTAGTCCTCCTGAAGCCCAAGGAGGCAAGTCATGTCGGTACGCTGCCGGCAATGACGAGGGCCAGTCTTCACTGGCGAAGTGCTGAGCTACATCAGTCAGCACACTGAGCACCTGTTGCTCGGGATTGGTCTCCAAAAAACTGAACTTCGCATCGTGAGCATCACGTGCGCGTCGAGTTTTGAGACTCTTCCGCTTCTTGCGGAAGGCAATCCTGAGCACTGCAGTACCTTTCTGCAACAGGTCAATAACCACATCAATGGGATGCAGCTGGACGGAGGGTCCGGCCACAAACCACGATTTGTGTGTCTTCAAGTTATTGGAG